GGGATCTAAACCATCATAAGATGATGATAGAGCTAATTTTGGATCACCTATGAATTCATCTATATTGAAATACCCTAATTGTTCTGTAATATCTCTATTAATACTATCCTGGGGTGAAATGGCTACTTCAACATCATTAACATCTAAAGTATATTGATTAGGAGGAAAAGAATAATCTTGGATAGATACATATGGAGATAAAGTTGAACCAGAAACTTCATTTTGGTTTTTATTTATAATTTTATCATCTACGGGATTATAGGCGCCTAAATTAGGGGATTCTATTAGGGCAAAGTATTCCGTTGGTTGATAACTTGAACCGGTAAAATTCGTTATTATTCCATAAGAAACAGTAGAAGAACCAGTGCCCAAGAAGAAAGAAGCCGTAGGTACAAACGAACCTGTTATGGATGGGTGTACTGAGGTTACTTTATTATCTCCAAAAGAACCTGATATTTGTAAGTCATTTCCTAGTGGTAATCTAAATATTAAATCAAACATAGATGAGGTAACTTCATTTGACCTTATAGATCTAGGATCCAATACATGTTGATTAAATACGGATTCACTTAATACTGTTGACCACATTCTTGCTTCCTGGAATGAACCATCAAATACTACACCATTAGGGGATAATACATTATTACTTCCAGTACCTCCTAAATGTCCATCTAGTACTAAATTTCCTGAACTATATCTAAAGTCATGCCAAGAACCATTATAAGAAGCAGATGTTGTTCCATTAATATGTAAACTTTGTGATGCTTGATATTTTATAAAAGTACCATCTTTACCATTATAATCAGTACTTTTTACTGTTAAAGTATAATCCTGATTAGAACCGCTATCAAAAATAAATCTACTACCCGTTTCTCTATTTAATTTTAAAGACCACCAACTACCAGAAAAGAATGGAGCATAAATAGGTTGTGTTTTAGCATATCCCTGTGAACCCGATAAGAAAAACCTTAATTCACCATATACCGAATATCTATCATTTAATACTGGGCTTCCATAGGAAGCATTAGATGCAGAAGGATATAATAATTGTACTCCAAATTTAGTATCTGAATCTTGTCTTATTTGGAATAATGATTGACTATAATAAGAAGAGGATGGAATACCATTTGTTTTGAATCTAAATTCTACAGTATCAGGAGTTGCACTAGCAGCTTTAGGTCCATTCCAAACACCTTCTATAACATTCCAGTTTACATTTACTGATTGCCATTCATCAGAAAAATTAGTTACAAAAGGTAACCATGGAATGTTTATTACACTGGATGATATAGATGAAGTTAAATTTAAAGGGTTAGTATGTAAGGAATAGGCAAATTTATCTACTATTTGATTTACAGTAGGTACATTCTTTTGATCACCTCCGTATTCATTTACTTTTAAAATAGTTTCGGGTATGCCAAAACAATTTATTAGTGCTCTTAAACCTTGTCTAGTACCTCTAGTTTTTAATAAATAGGGTAAATTATTATATATTCTTTTATATACCTCTTTATTTAAAGTATCAGTGGTATTAGCCTCATTTGAAACAGAAACATAAGTTTCAACCCTTTGTGAACCTGTATCAGGTGTAGCAGAACCCGAAGGAGATAATCCTAATAAATCTTGAAATAAGTTTTCATTAGTTCTATTAGAAGTGTATAATTTTATACCTAATGATCTTAAAGTATCAGCTACTAAATCTTTAGATATCCCTCTATCTATTCTATTATCATTATCTTTTATATCACCTATGGCTCGAGTATAGGTCCATAAAGTATCAAAATGTTGTCCTAACATAGAGGATAATAATTCTAAATTAGCATTTTGAGTATCTTCTTTTATATATGCAGGTAAAGTATTCCAAATATAATTTCTATTGCCATCATCATAAAGTGATGCTGAAAGGATTTGGCCACCAAAAAAATCACTATCCTCATCCTTGGAACCATACCAAATAGAAGCAGTAGGTGTGTTAGTTCCCCAATTAGTATAGGGAGCTATATTTGAACCCGATTTAGGCCATGATTTAGAACCTGAAGTAAAATATAAGAAATATTCATACCCATCAAATTGTTCTATTATCTTATCTATATTATTTTGTAAGGTAGCCTCTGAAGATGATATAAATGTTTTGTTAGTAAGTGGTCCTACTCCTTTTAATGTATTAATATCCGATTGATATTTTTCAATTAAAATTAATTTTTCTCTAAAGTTTTCTAATCTATTATATGCAGAAGAGAAATGTACAAAATTTTCATATTCTTCAAAATCTATATTAATATTTACACTTTTTTCCTCTAGTATAGATTTAATTTGTTGCAATGAAGAAGTTAAAGGACTATCTAAAATTTCTTGTACATTTAAATATTTTGTAGATATATTGGATTTATCATTTAAATCTATATTAGTATTAGGTCCTCTTAATAAAATAGTTTCTTCATCCTCTTCATCTGGTAGTATATTAATATCAACTTTAAAAGTAAACGGATCAGAAATTTGTTCCGAAAACCATAAAGTATCTTTTAATTCAAGAGCATCTGGAAGAGGTTCATATAGTTTTATAAAAATACTAGGTTCTGTAGTAAGAGAGGTATCTAATAAAGTGTTAACACCTAGTATAGTAATATTATCTCCAAAATTTAATAAAAAATCAGAATAAAAACTTTTATTAGTTTTTGAATTTATATAATTAAAATATGATGTACTTAGGGCATCATATGACAATTCATTAGTGGTTACTCGTAATTCTGTTCTATCATCTGAAATTTCCTTAATGAAAAATCTTCTACCTTCATTACTTAAAAATAAATTTCTATATGGATAATAAGTAGTATTAAATGTACCTGCCTCAAATCCTAAATTTTTAACATCTTCATCCGGGTCAATTTCTATAGTATTAAAAAGACTAGAAGATGGTTCTGTTAATACAGTATTATAATTTTTAAAATCGTATGAAGAAGTAAGTAATTGCCCCCCTCCATCAAAAACATGTAATTCAATTACATCTTGAGGAGCACCATATTCCCTATTTAAAGAAAATGTATTAAATAAATTTTCGTCCTTAGGGCTATAATTCTGGTTTACAAATGCTTCGGAACCAGTGGATATTATAGTTATTTCTTCCATTATACATTAGTAGATAGGTTAACAATTTCTTGATTTGCAGCAAGTAATTGTACTCTTAAATCATTAATTTCATCTAGTAAACCTTGTATTTCGTCTGCTTGGCCTGTTACACCTATATAAGAAGAACTTCTTTCAACTATAGATGCATGTGAAGCATTAGCTCCATTTCTTGGAATTAGAAAGAATAATCTATCATATTCCTCGAAAAATTCAGCTACAGTTAATTGGTCTGGAACAGCCAATTCCGTTTCTTCAACTGAAACAAGTTCTGAGAATTCAGTATTGACTATTTTGGGATAGGATACTTTTCCATAAACTTCTTTTTCAAATTGTACTTTTTCTTTTGCCATTATCTAACAACTTTAAAATAATTTCCTTTATCTTCAATTATAAGAGTTTCACCTTCAACTATTGTTTTAATCATTAATTGATAATATCTTTCTGGTTCTAAACCATCCATATGTACTGTGAAATAGTTACTACCACTATCAGCACTTATTTTAGTATATGAAGTATCAAAATCAATTACCATTTGATCTGTTTTAATATCTTTTAAACCCCAATATGAGGATGAGGTCAATGCTTTTGCATTTAAATAAACTGAACTGGATTGGAAAGTTCTAGCAGGAAATTTATCTCTTACTTTAACTCTAAATTTATACACTCCACTATCTTCAAATTCTTGTTTTAAATTAGTAAACCCAAGTACAAAATCACTTGATGTTACTGCTGTTAAAGGTGTATCATATGAACTATCATCCCATTTAAATTCTAATTCAGGTGGATATATAGTATGGGTATCCATAGAAAAATATTGTTTTTCAACATATTCATCAACAAATTCATTTTCATCACCTAATTTTAAAATAAATCCATCATTTGAAAAACTAGCAGCGGCCCATAATTTTATAGTGTTAGTTACATTTAAAGAAATATCTTTATCGCTAGTATATGTAAATGATTGGGATGCTTCAGGATTAACTGTAGTTGAACCTGTGTACCAATTACCTCCTCCTACTGCTGTTCCATATGATGCTGTCACAAAATTAGGAAAACCACTAGCAGTCCAAGCATTTGAACCTGATGCTCCTCTGAACCCCCAACAACATCCATCTTCAGTTTTAGGACTATCACTAGTTTTTCCTGTACCCATATCCCATGCACCCGAAATAGGGTAAGCATATATTTCATAATCTAAGGGAGCATTTTCAGCATTTGCTAGATATAATTTTAAACTAGCTGAATATTCCGAAGCTCCTATTTTATCTGCTATAGTACCACTAATTTCAGTTTGACTAAATTGTACTAAAGATCTAGCCACAGCTGGAAGATCTCCTGCTGCAGATGAATTTATATTAATACCATTATAGTTAGAAATATCTAATATTTCGTCTCTACCTGTATTTTGTGCTGGGTATTGGGATAATATTGTAGCATCTTTTTCGGAAAATAATTTATATACTGCCATTTTTTTAAGTTGTTACTACTTTACCTTGTATATCTATTAGGGGAAATTTTACTTCAAAAATAGAAGGATCTAAACAAGGATATACTATTTCATCTATAGTAGCTCCTTTTATATCATATGCAAATTTAGAATACCCACTACTTTCTCCTACCTTATTAATTATATTTAATTTTTTTACAGTTTGTACACCATCTACATTATCAATTATATTTCTTACATTATTGATAATTATAGGTTCATTTATTTGTCTTTTATCAGTATCAAAGAAAGATATTAATTCAGTAATAATATTATTTAGAACTAAACTATTATTATAGTTAGGTAATAATATAACATCAAATTCTACTCCTATATTAATAATAAAAGCATCCTTTATATGAACAGAATCTGTTAGCATTCTATATTCAGCTAAATATGTTTTTAAATTTTGTTTTAAAGCAGGGTCACAGTTAGCTAATTTACCTTCCGAATCTTTAGATAGTATATGTAAACATAAAGCATTAGTATTATGTTCATCATATACAGGTAAAAGATCTGAAATTTGTTCGTTTTCTTGAGTTACATAAGCCTTGTATACGGTACCATATTCTGATGGTAAAGATAAAGATCTTATTATATAATCATCCTTAGTAACTGTTCTTAATTGTGTAGGATATTGAGCTATTGTATTTAATCTAATATCCTCATTTGTATCGCCATCTCCCCCTCCTACAGCAGGTCCTGGATTATTAAATGCTAAAGAATCCCTAACTGTATTTTGTAAAGTGCCATCTAAACCTGCCCCAAAAAATGATAAACTACCAGATTCAAATGAAGTAATAGTATTAGCTGGTACATTAGCTGATGCACCTCCTCCCACTAAATAATTTACAGTGATAGTAGTGTTAGAAGGAGCTACTCCATAAGCTTTTGTAAATAAAAAATTAGAGGGATCAAAGGCCGTAGTTAGTTTATCTACCCCATAAGGCAACCCTAATCCTACATTATCAGGATTGGGGATTATAGTTTCATCAGGTCCCGATGATATTCCTGATCCAAATTGAAGTTGTAATCTGTCATTTGTTTTATATCTTGCAATATATCTATAAGGTACCTTTCTTATTTTTAGTAAAAAAGGAGTAGTATCGTTATATTGAGCAAAATTGGGATCATTTTGAGCTATATTTTGTTGTGGATCAAAAATAGTTTCTTGAGCTAAAAAAGGAACTTGGTAATATAGTTGTTCATTACTATCAGTTACCTGAGTTACTTTTATGATATTAGTATCTTCTAAATCAAGAGTAGGAAATTTTTCGGGAGCTCCAAATGTGAAAGTGGATTGCTTAAATTGTCCTGATACTGCCCTTTTTGTTTTCTTTAATAAATAAAAATTTGGGTTATCATCTGAATCAACAGAATAAACTGATATATCAGTAGGATCTGAACTACTTGATATTGAAAAATCTATTTTATCTTCTATGTAAAAAGGAGTAGCTGAGCCTTTTAGTTGAGCTCCTTCTTCTATAATCATTGAATAGCTAAAATCAGGTTCTACTAATCCACTAGTAATAGTGGAAGGAACTAATTGAAAAACTTCTACATCAGCTGTTGAAGCATTAGTTACTTGGGGAAAATAACCATTATTATATGCTAATGATAATAAATTATTTTTTTGTGTAGCAAATTCTACAAAATTTTCTTGGACTTGATTATCTGCATAAAATGATAGTACATCACCAACATAAGATGCCATTTCAACAAGCATTAATCCTGGTGAATTTTCTGAAAAATCATTATAAGTATTAGGGTAATATATTTGAGCAAATTCTAATAATTTTTGCTTAAACCCATCAAAATCTTTATTTAAATATTGTACCTGTTTAGACTCCGCCATTATTTACATTTATTTGAATTTCATCCTCAATATTAGTGTTAATTACTGAGTAGTTTATTGTTATTGTAGTAGTGGATCTATCCGGATCCAAACTTACATCTAAATCATTTATTCGGACTATAGGGAAAAATTCACTTACACCACCTAAAATTAATTCCTCTATTTGTCCTCTTAAAGTATCTGTTAGGGGTTGAAACATTAGTTCTCTTAAACCTGAACCAAATTCTGGGTTTAATACTCTTTCTCTTTTACCTGTTAAAAGAAAATTTAATAAATTAGATTTTATAGCGTCCTGTGTAGTGAAAGTACTAGTAATACCAGTTGCACCGTCAAAAGGTATTTTTATACCTATTCCTGTACTAGGTTTTAAATCTAAAATATCTACGTTTCTAAATAAATAATCAGCCATTATATTTTGCCATTATCTTTTAAATTACTCATTAATCCAGAAAAATCTGGTACAGAATCAATACTTACTTGATTGATATCTGAAGTTTTTTGTCCCGCTACCATATCATTAACTGAATCCACTACTTTAGTTTCTTGTCCAGGCATTCCACCCTGATATGAAACTGCATCCTTAGCCGTCATACTTCCCATATTTCTCCAACCCCCTTCAGCATGTGTTTGATTTAATACATCTGAAAGTGCTCCTACTCCTTCAAACAAAGGTTTTGTAGATTTATTTTGTGATTTGGGTTCTTCTATAATATCGGATAGTGTAGATTTTTTATTTTGTACTTCTACAACCGGCTTTTTTACTGTTTTAGTTTCAGTTATAGGAGTTTGCATAATTAATGAAAGTTCTTCTTTAATTACTGCTCTTACCTCTTCTCTAATTACTTTTCTAAAAGCTTCTAATTTCATGATTATAAATATTTATTTAATGTATTTTTTATTCGTCTAATTTTTCTTCCAATTTATTTTCAATATCTTTTAATCTTTTTTCAATATTAGGGTATTTTTGATAAAATTTTTCTTCTTGTTTTATTATATCAATATTAAGATGTTTTTCTAACCAAGCATCTATTTTTAGTAATTGTGAATTAAAGCTACTTAAAATCCTAGCAGATGCTAATCTAACAATTACGAATTTAATTATTTGTAGTATAAGTGAAATCATTTTATCTGTTTCTATTATTAAAATTTCCTTCCTTAAAGGCAATTCTTTTTCTAATATCTATTTTACCATCATCATCAACTTTGATTTCATATTTGTCCTTAATTCCTTCATTTTGCAATCCAGCATCAATTTCATTTTGACTGTATTTTTGTTTTCTAAGTAATTTAATCCATTTAGGGATTTCTTTTAATTCAATTTGAGTAACAAATGGTTCAAATTCAGGTTTAGATCTACCAGTAGTAAGACCACCTCTTCTTTTAAACTTACCTCCTCTTCCACTTTTTCCTCCTTGTTGTTGATTTTGTGCCAGAGCATCAAATGATAATCTAGCTTTGGCTCTAATACCTTCATACCATTTTTGGGTTTTTTCTTTAACTTCCTCAATTTTTTCTGGGTTAGGATCTAATCCAGTTAATATATCGTCTTTTAGTAATTCTATCATTTCATCCTCAGTCATATCCTCTACTCCAGGTCTGTTCATAATATTAGATAGTTGATCTGTAGTAGCCCTATTAATAGTACCTAAGTTTCCAGCTAATGTTTTTAAAGAAGGTGTTTCCTCTATAAATTGATCTAATCCTGCTTGTGCTACTCCTCCTACATTAATAGATCTTTTATTTGAACCACCCGTAGTTGTACCTCTACTTTGAATAGGAGAATTAGCGTTGGATTCAAAAGGTTGATTACCTACCCTAGATTTAACTGATCTGGCAGGTGTATCTGGTAATCTAGAGGATGCTTTATCATTGTTTTCTGCCTCTATGTTAGCTACAGCCACTGGATTGGCACCTATAGTTCTAGCTAAATTAAGAGTATCAGCATCTGAGGGTTCATTAGCTTGAGTATCACTAGTATTTATGCCTAATATACCTTCATTAATATTTCTATCTATTTGAAATTTAACTTCTCTTACTAATTGTTGTAAATTATCAGAAAAAGTTAATTCTGTAGATACTACTATTCTTTCATCACTATCTAATGCTATACCTCTTCTTCTAGTTGCTGTTTGGGCATTAACATTATCTTCTATTTCTTCTTGTATTTTAATAGTATAACCTTTATATATTTCTGCAAAATTTCCAAATCTATCACTAGGATCTACTTCTTGAATTCTATTATTTCTTTCATTAGCTAATCTATCTGCTTCGTTTAACATTGAAGCTTGTGAATTTCTAAATTTATCAAAAGTATAATATTTTAAATTTCTATTTCTAAAATCTTGATCC